TAACCATTTTTTTACATTTCAATTATTGGCTATGTGTTGTAACATGGTGGCTTTTTTTAGGGTGGGTTTATTTTGCTTTACTCTTGGTAGCTGGAATGTTTATATCAGATGATTAAAGGGAGGCTTTATGAGCGAACACGAAAGATACAACGGATGGACTAACTACGAAACATGGTGTTTAAATATCAGGATAGATAATGACCAGTATTTAGCCGAAAGGAAGGCGGAACTAATCCGCGAGGTTTCAATACATTATGATGATAAGCAGGTATACGAATTAAGTTTACTACTTGAAAGCATGGTTGAGGAACTGCGAGAGGATGTGCTAGAAGTTGGCTTGTTGTCTGATTTGCTAGGCGGTGCAATTGGAAAGATTAATTTTTACGAACTTGCCGAGCATTATTGGGAAGACTTCAACGAAGATTTCAAAAGATATCAGGAAGAGAACGAAGAACTAAGAAAAGAAAGACTAGCTAATTTTAATCAATCCTAACATATCCCGACAAATCGGCGGGAGTTTTCCAGCTTCCGCCCGATACTTTAAACATTTACAACAGAAAAAACCCCGCTAGAAAACAAGAACTAAACCATTGCCCCCCTAAGTAATCCAAAAGTCTATATAAAGTACACTAAAAGACCGCGAATAAGGAGAAACAGTATGAAATGTAAACAGGTGGTACTAAAAGACTATATGTACTGTAACTAGGTAAATAAGCTATATTATTAAAGAATTATGAAAGTAAATTAACAAATATGACAGTTTAGAGTACAGAAAACATAAAATATATATACAATTTCCTCTCTCGTACTGTAAAAAATTGAATGAACCTAGCTTCTTAGATACAAAAAATGAGGTTTACAGTACCTAAAGTATCTGACAAATGTAATTATTAGCTATGTACTGCAATAAAAGTACAAATAACTAGAAGCACACTCTACTGTACTCTATGTATACAGTACACAGGGCATATATCCCAGCTTCCGTGCTACCTATGTACTGAACTTACAGTACACAATAAAAATAAAAACAATAAAATTAAGTAATGTACTGCATCCGTACAGTACACAAAGCAATAAAAATTAAATAATAAAATTACCGTACTAAATCTACAGTACGGCTCTAGAAGTCTGTACTGCACAATTAAAGTACACATATCTAAACCTGTACTACATATACAGTACAACCTACTGAACCTGTACTTTATCGATACAGTACACAATTTAAACTCGTACTGCTTATAAAGTACATAAAAAAAAGTTAGTACAAAAATTGCCGAGATATCGGTAAGGCACTAAGTTCTTGAATAAGCGATTGTAATGTTAAGGGTAACCCGTACCCCTCGGGATTGAGGGGCAGGGCTTATATGGGCTTTATTTGGCTTTATTTCGGGCTTGTAAGTGTGTGGCTCTGGCTTCTAAGACTGTGGTAGTCTCATCAACCATTTCTTTAAGGGTGGCGGATAGTTTAAGTAGGTCTTTGTCGGTTACATCATACGATGATGGCATGGTGAAGTTCATGATGAGGGAGAGCTGCTTTCGCAGCTTCTCCACTCTTCTTTTCGATAGCACCTCGAATCGTAACCTTCTAATCTCTCGAGATATACTATTCTGCATTGTTTAGCACCTCCTGCACATGATGTTCATGAGCTTCTCTTAACTCTTTGAAAAACTCATAAGAAGTATCGGTAAACTTGGTTACATCCGTGTTCTTTATCCAATGTCTTAATCTTCCTGCTTGGGATTGAGATATCCAATTATCTATCTCCCATTGTGTTATTACTTTACAGTATTCTTGTTTTCTCATTTTGTTCTCCTCTGGGGGAGGGGGTCAAGCCCCCGCCTTCCCATATCTTGTTTTGATTTCGTTGACTATTCCCTCGAGGTCAACTCTCTCGATGTTGTGATTGGCTAGTCTGATGCAGTCAGCTTCCCACATCTTCGCCTGTCCTAGATTCTCACTTCCGTATTCGAATACTTGCCTCCAGCTCCAGTGTAGATTCTTAGGTTCGCCTTTACTGTATCTGTTGCCCTTTGATTTCTCAACCGCTCCAGATTTTCTGACCCTCATTCTTGGTGACTCAGATGTTACCTTGAAGAGTTTCGTTGTTGGTCTTGACCAGTATTCTGTTAGGTTTACCGCTAACATGACCCTTTGAAAGAGCTTACTAGCAACCTTTGTAGTTCCAAACCATCGCCACTCGATTGTGCCGTAGTGTTCCAGCTGATTGGTAGAGAGTCCGTAGAATTTCCATCCGCTGATGCGACTGATGAAAGTCTCTCTGTCTATCTCGCCTCGTTGCCACTTCTTAGCATGTTCGTAAGCAAACTCTGCATTTTCTCTTCTTACTTCTTTGCAGTTTACATTCGATTCCCATCTAGTTCGAGGAATGCCTAACTGTATGACATTCTGAAATTCATAGAAACTTGTGATTAAGTTAGCTATCTGGATGGGTGTCTTGTCAGCCATGTCAACATGAACATGCATCCCACACTGTTCATCAAGTCGAGTATGCCAATCAACTTGATTGACAAAGTCAGTCCAGAATTGAATTGATTGGTTAAGCGGTAAGTAATGCCTAAGATTCAACTCATAGTGATTGTGACCGTGTTCAGTCTCAAAGTTTAGTTCTGGATATCTAGTGTTGATGATATCCTTAAGATTGTAATAGCCATCTCTACTTTTGAATTCCCATTCAATAGAGACTGGCTTTGATAATGTTGTATTGTGTTTTCGTAATGTATGCATAATAAATGCCTCCGTGATTTAATAATGATAATGTTAACTATTTATCTTAATAATGGCTTTTTCTTTCTCCATAATGCACCCCCTAAGCTCCTTTACGGATGATAATGCTTTCGGGTTAAGGTAACACAGGCTCTCAGTTTATGGGTATAGTCGCACCTCTACTGCCGTATCTTCACTTCCTAAGTGGGTTGTATCTGTTTCTAATAAATTCACCTCAAATTTAAAAACTTTATATATATATTATATATCTAATCTATCATAACTGCAACAGGTGAATTTTACTACAATCTTGACACACAATGTGCCCCCCTATTTATTTTTGTCCACTATAGGTTATAATTTAATAGATGAGGAAAGAATTATGGAAACAGGTATGGTTATCGCACTCCCGTAAGAATCAACCTGTTTATGGTCACCATAAGCTAAGTCTGAAGCAATCACTATTCGCTCTTTCGTTTTATGCACAAGGAATCCTATGGTGTGGCATAAAGCTGGTTCTTCTAGCTCCTTGTTGGATAGTTCTGTCCATTCCGAGTGCGATTGTGGGTCTAGCCACCAGACTTCGATTTTGGGGAAAGGGCTCTTAGGAAACTTCATATAGAAAAAACTAAAATAGTAATTTAATTATGTCAAGTATAGTTCAAAAAAAATTTGCGAAAGCTTCGCTTTTACTTGTATAATAACTCTATGCCTAGTTACACAACTGTAGATAATGTATATAATCTCTATCCGAGAGTGGGAAGTCTTTCAACTGTTACTTCATCATCTGTTAGCTTTTTTATAGACCAGGCGGAAAATGAAATTAATGGTTATTTGATTAACAACTATACTTTACCTTTTACAAACGGAGCACCGATTGTAGAATCTATCGCAACAGAATACTCTCTTGTTAAAATATTAGAAAGATTCTTTACTCAAGAAATTGGAAGTGAAAATTCATGGGTTGCTGCAAGAAGAGAGCAGGTCATGGATTATTTAAATAAAATCAATACAGGAGAAATCGGGATATACAATAATTCGCTTGAGCTAATTACTTATAATGCAGGCGATACTATCTTCTCAAACACAATGAATTACAATCCTACATTCACTATGCTTAACTCTACACTTCAGCAGATTGATTCTGATAGGCTTGATGATGAGCTAGATGCTGTAGATAATGAAGATTACAACCCAGCTCTATACTAATGCTAAGAACTGTATATGACCTAAATCAGATTACCAGTCGAGTAAATAGGCTTGATAAGGCATTTGGAGTGAAAACTAGAAGAAGGTTAATAAGGCAAGCTTCTGAAGAAATTCTTCAAGAGATAAGAAGAAGTTTTAGAACAAAATCAAGTCCTGAAGGAGAACCTTGGGCAAAGCTATCTCCTAGATATCAAGAGTTTGTAAACACTGAAGGAGACATTGGAATACTCTCTGGGCTTATGTTGAATTCAATACCTGGTAAATTTGCAAACAATTCTAGGTTTAAAATGAAACTTAAAAGCACAAAGACAGCAACTACATTAGATATGCAGCACTTATTAACATATGCTGAATGGTTTAACGATGGCTCAGTAGGTGGTGTAAGAACTGGTGGTAAAGGATTAAAAACTCAAGCACAACTATTTGGAGTTAGAGCTCAACCAGCTAGACCATTTATGCCTGATGCAGCAAATGTTGATTTTGACACCTTAGAACGACTTAGACTTGATATATCAAAAGAATTTAACAAGAGGTTAAAATAATGGCGATTATAGATTACACAGGAATTGAGAATGAAATTAAATCTTTATTAGATAATGATTCAAGAACTAATTCTTTTGGCGGTAGAGCAACTACAATTGAAGTAGAAGGTGAGGCAATTTTAAATGAAGTAAGTTGTCCACAAATACAAATCTTTTTAGAGGAACATGAAACATTAGAAGATACAGAAACTATTGGTGGAGCTAAACCTTATCTAACATCTTTATCAATTGTTATCTGGATGTATGATTTTAATTTAGAAAATGTTGGTGGTAGTCAGGCAAGAGATACAATGCTTGGGAAAGTAAAAGAAGTTTTAAAAGAAAACAAAACTTTAAATGATACAGTTTTATATTTTAAATTTGGCGGTGGAGAGTTTGATAATCAAAAAAATACTGCTGGACTTGGGTTTTTTAAAGGTGTATCATTAACTTTAGACTGTGAGGTCAAAGAATAATGAAAATAGAATTTTTAGTAGGCGGATTAGAATTAGTAGGATTTGGAGTTACCGAAAAAGGAAAGAAAGTTGAGGTCTCTGATGTTCTTGGAGAGCAACTTGTTTCCGAAGGCATTGCAAAACCTATAAAAGCTAGTAAAATAAAAGAAGAAACTAAAGTTTCAGAAGGAGATAAATAATGGGCTACGGAATTGGTGGACATTTAGCAATATCAAAACAAAATTCAGTTGGAACAGCAACATCAAATTGGGTGTATATTCCGTTTGTATCTGAATCTCTTACTGAGAACATTGAACAACTACAATCAGAAAGTTTAAAAGCAATCTATGACCAACCTAATCAATTAGAAGGCATAAACAATGTAACTGGAGATATTGTATTTGAACCACATCCAATTTATTTAGGACACTTCTTAAATGCTTGTATTGGTAATGCAACATCAACATTACAAACTTCTGCTTATCAGCATGAGTTTATTCCAAGACAAAATGACTTCGATGATAACTTTGCATTACAACCTTATACAGTAGCAGTATTTAAAAATGTTGGAAGTAGCTATCAATACACAGATGCTATGATTCACACACTTGCAATAGAAATCACTGCTGGTGGAATCATCAATGCTACTGCAACAGTTCATGCTAGAACATCATCACTACAAAATCCAACAACACCTAGCTTTATTTCAGCAGACCCATTCACATGGAACGAAACATCATTACAAGTAGCTGGTTCAGCTTCAGATGCTTTCGAATCTGCAACAATCACAATTGATAATCCAATTGAAGGAATTGCAACTCTTAACGGAGCTAAAGTTCATTCAAGAGTTAAAAGAACAGGATTTAGAACTATAAATGTAGCTGGAGACCAAGACTTCTCTTCACAAACTGAATACAATGCATTTAGAGCTCAAACAAGACAAAGATTCCAATTTACAATCACTGGAGATAACATTAGTGCTGGTGGAGCAGAATCAAATGAAATCACATTTGATATTCCACAATGCAACTATACAACTTATGCTTCTCCTGTTGGTGGTCCAGGAAGAATCACTGCTTCTTATGAAGGTAATGGAGAATACGATGTATCTTCAAGCTACTCACTAAGAGCAACACTAACAAACACATCAGCTAGTTATTAAATATAGGAGGAAACTCATGAAGTTCACTGTAAAAGATAAAGAAGTTAACATTAACCCTGCAACTCTTAGACAGATTCACGAACTAGAACAACAAATCGGTAGTCTTGCTGACTTAGGCGAGAAAGCACCATTTGATACTATTGTTAAAGTTTTATCTGTAGCTTTACCAGCAACAGAAAACGAAGTAACAGTAGATTGGATTTTAGATAATTGTTCTATGGAAGATGTCAAAGTGCTTAACGAGATGGTAGCTCATTTTTTAGGGGCAAGCTCCCTCGAGCAAAAATAAAAGAATTAGACATAATTGATTTCTTTGCTTACCATTATGGATGGTCAAAAAGTCAGACCTATGAGCTTACTGCTCATGAAATTGATAAATTGTATGCTATAATTGTAAAGAGAGTTAGGCAGACAAACTCAAGGAATCGAAATGGCTAGAAAGAACGAAGCGAAATTTTTTGTAACCCTAGACACTAAACAGTATACTGCCGCTTTTAAAAAACTTTCTGCTGGCAATGCTAACTACTTAAAACAACTTAAACTAATGCAACAGCAAGAGGCGAGGTATCGCCAAAGCCAAAAAGCATTAGGAGCATCCTTAACTAACTTAGCAAGAAAAACAGAAGTTATAGCCAAAGGCTATCAACACTTTGGAGCAACTCTCTCTAATAATAATAGAATTGTAAGCACAGCTATAAGTGGATATAAAAGCTTTCAACAAAGCCAACAACGAATAGCAGCTTCACTTGGTCAAAGCACAAAAGCAATTAGGACACAGACTGCTGCCTTACAACAGCAGAAACTAGCCTATGCAGGAATGTCTGGTGCAGGAAGAGCAGCAGCATTACCTCCTGTAGAAGGACCTACTAAACCATTTGGTAAAGCAACTCCTATACTACCTCCTGTAGCACCAAGACAAACTTACGAATACGAAAGAATTAGAACAGCTACAAAAGAAGCTTCAGCAGCACAGAAAGGATTTGCAAAGAACACTGAAGTCGTTGGTGCGGCAGCTAAAAGAACAACTGGTCGACTAAAGGCAATGGGTAATAGCATTGCAGGTTTTGCAAGACAATTAAGAGCTTTTGCAGCAATTATTGCCATAACACAGTTATATAAAATGGCAGAAGATGCAGGTCAGTTAAATAACAGAATTTTAGTTGTATCAAGAAACACAGAAGAATTTAATTCTAATTTTCAAAGATTACAAGTTATAGCAAAACAAACAAGAAGTCCACTAAAAGATACAGCAGTTCTGTTCTCAAGAATGAGAATTGCAACAAAAAGACTAGGTTATGATTTAGACCAAGTTGCAATTGCCACAGAAAACTTATCTAAAATGATGAGAATACAAGGTGTAGGAGCACACGAAGCTCGTTCTGCTGTTCTACAGTTATCTCAAGCTTTACAGTCAGGTAGGTTAGCTGGTGATGAATTTAGAGCGATTCAAGAGATTATGCCTGCATTATTAGGTGACATTGCTAGAGCCACAGGCTATCCAATAGAGCAATTAAAAGACCTAGCTAGAGAAGGAAAGATAACACCACAAGTTATCATGGATGCTCTTTTAAACAACACAGAAAAAATCGATGCAATGTTTGCAAGAACTAAAATGACTGTTGGCGATATGGGTCAACAAATAAGAAATTCTTTCTTAATAGCTTTTGCAACAATGCAAAAAAATGAAGGTGTAGCAGCAGGACTACATGACATGTATGTTCAAATAGCTGCTGTATTTGAAGTTGTTGCACAGAGCATAAGGTTGGTTGTAAATGCAGTCTTATTATTGAATGCTGCTTTTGATAAACTTCAAAACTTTATGAGCAAAACAAAAAAAGAACTGTCAGACACCAATCTATTTTTTGATTTAGCTAAAAGTAAAATAAGCCAGCTTTCTAGTGCTCTTGCAATATTGTCTGGCAATTATGGAAAAAATAAAAGTGCTATCGAAAATGCTGCTATCGTTTTAGCTAACTTAAATGCTGCTGCCGAAGAAGAATTAAGAATTAACGAACGAGCCAAAAAAGCAAGACAAATGGCAATGGAGAATCTTAATTACACTTACGAAGATGCCTTAAAAAATGAACAGAAATTAGCAGACGAAACTCAAAAAATTATTGATGCACTTGAAAAAGGCGAGGAAAAAGTAGCTCGATACAATCTAGCTTGGTCTAAGCTTAAAACTGGTATAAATTTAGCAGATGTCGTAGAAAATTTAAGAGAGCTTGGTGAAGGCTTTAGAGAAACAACTTTCAAAACACTTGTAGAAGATTTTCCCCGTGGGTTTGGTGATGCAGTTGCCGACACAGTAATGGAAGGTAAAAGTCTAAAAGATGGTTTAAGCAGTTTATTTAAACAATTAGCAAAACAAGTTATATCTCAAATAGTGATGATGATTACACAAATGTTAATTATGAAAGCTATAATGGCTTCTTTAGGCTTTGGAGGTATGGCTTTTGGTACAGGGTTTGCTGGTCAAGGACTTAGTGGATTATTTGGTGGACTTGGAAAAGGGATTAGCTTTATATCAAAAGGTATTAGTGGATTGTTTGCTGATGGCGGTAGACCACCAGTTGGACAAGCAGCTATTGTTGGAGAAAGAGGACCAGAACTGTTTGTGCCAGATACACCAGGAACAATTATTCCAAATGACCAAATGGGCGGTACAGTAGTTATACAAAGATTAGAAATTATGCCTGGAGCAAATATAGACCAAGCTCTAATGGACAAACCCGCAACATATTGGGTAGACTTAGCACAAGAAAAAATCTTACCAGCATTAAACACTTTAGGACAAGCTGGTAATACAACAACACTTAAACAGAGGGAATCAAGATAATGCCAATGCTACTAGGAGTTCCAAATTCAAGCTATATCGATTTAACTGATATTGCAGGATATGGATATACATTTGATAAAACATTTGATAAAAAAGACATAAGAACAAAAGGTGGAAAGCTCTTTACTTACATTACACCTGCTTCTACATTTAGAAGATTTAAAATACCAACTACATTTGTTACATCTTCTGATGTATCAATAGTAAATTCTTGGTTTAGCACAGGAACAAATCTTAGATTTATAGAAGATGACACTTATGCTAATAGTTATTTTGATGTTAGAATAGTAGGAACTTCTGAGCCTTACAATAAGTTTATTGCACCTTATTTTAGGCAATTTTACTCAGGTGAGATAGTAATAGAGACTATTTAGAGGTTTAAATGGCTAAAAAAGGCAGATTTGCAGACAGAGGAACATATAAAATATCAACAGCTCAAGCTACTAATGCAACAACAATAGCA